TATTTCTTCTGCTGTTTTTCCATCTTTTTTTAGTTTAGCTATACGATCAATTAGGTTCTGATTTACACTACCACCTAAAGATTTTTCAGCCATCTTTGTAGCTTTTTCTTCACTAAAAATAGATACAACTCCAATGTTTAAACGCTCTGCAAATTTATTTAAAACATCTAATACACCAGTCGATTTCTTTATATCAGCTATTAAATTATTAAAAGATTCTCTAAAGCTATCAATACCAAACACCATGTCACTTAACCACACGCCAAAAGCCAAAGCACCCACTCCTGACAAAATAGCAAATAACGTACCTGTACTAGCAATAACAGCACTAAATCCTATAGACATTAACCCTAACATAAATAATAACGGACCAATGACTGCAACCAATAAAGCAACTACTACAATTATTTTCTTAGTACTATCGTCAAAGTTTTTAAATTTAGTTAATAATTTCTCCATAGCGTTAGCTAATTTTAAAGCATATGGCAATAATACACGCCCAAATTCTTCATTAAAATCTTGTAATCTAGCTTGAACTCTACGCATAGTATTCGCAAAACTAGCTTTTGTTCTCTCGTAATCTCCTATTGCATTTTTAGATTGTTCAACAGCTATCTGCAATGTAGCGTATGCCTTAGCTTGGCGCATAGTAGCAAATCTCATGCCTTGGGATCTCATTAAGGCTACTTTTTTCTTAACATCTTCTTCAAGGATAGCAATGCCTAAAGATTTTACGCTCTCACGCTCGCCTAACAATGCTTTTGTTAATGCTTTACTAGCCCCTTCAGCACCACCAGAAAAGTTAGTGAATGATGCTAAATCAGCAGCCAATTCGTTAACCTTAACGGAAAGGTCCAATGCTTCTTTTTGCGCAAAACCAAAACCAGTCAACATATCGCCAGTATCACCCATTAACTGCCTTGCAGCCGTACCAGACAGACCATAACCAGTGGCTAATTTATCAGCTACACTTTCAGCTTGGACACCTATATCTTTAAATATAGTGGCGTATTTAGACCTTGTTTCTTCTGCATCTGAGGCAGCTTTAACCATTGCAGCTCCTATACCTAAGATTGGAGCTGTTACAAATAATGTTGCTGTTTTACCTATTGATTTTAATCTTGTTCCTAATTGACGCGCTGTTTTACCAGCCTTTTTCATAGCTAAAGTAGCCTTATCAGTATTCTTCTTAATACGATTCAAAGGCTCACTATACTTATCAATTATTTTATAGATATACTCAACATTTAAAGCCATTTTATTTCCTATTTTTTACGCTCAGCATCACGCTTGGCTTTTTGTTGAATGAGATATAATTCGTCACTTATAATGGAAAACTCGTACATACTGAGATTACAAGCCTCAGAATAAGTTAAAGCTCCTTCACTTCCGTATGCTGCTCTGATACAGTCTCGGATTCTTCTTTCAGGCTTCCAAGCAAGCCTATACCAAAAAAAGCGCAGTATTTCATAGCTATATTGATCTGATCTTCAGGGTGTATTTCATTCCAATGATTCTCATTTATAGGCATATCGCCGTCAATTTTACAAAGTGAATGCGCCTTACTATGGAATAGCATAGCTTTAAAAGCTTCTGTAAATTTATAAATCTTGTCATCATCATCACTTAATGACATTGATATACTCAACAATTCAGCTAAACCGTCAGCTTCTTCATTATGTTTTTCTTCGCTTGTTTCGTGAAATTTCTCAACTTTAGAACCTACTATACTAGGTTCGCTATCCCTACCATCTGCAAGCTTTTGTGCTGAGAAAATAGCCTTATCAACAAACTGTTTTAATTTCATATAATGACGTGAATGCGCTGCATTAAACTCATAAAATTCCAACTCAGCAGTAGATACAAGATCACCTCCTTTAGAATATTTTATTTCTTTTTTTAATTGAAAGTGCATAACACCATCTTTATGTGACATATCAAATTCCTTAACCAACTATTGTTTGCGCACCTTTAAATTCAAGTGAAATAACGCCGTCAGCAGATAAATTAAGTTCTGGATCATTAACTAACGAAGCTTGTGTTAATGATAATGATAACGAACTACCCTCACCTAAAGTTTCTATTGCTGCAACTGTATTTTCGCCAATACTTCTTTGCCATGTTTGGATACTTTTAATATTATCTGGAGTAGAATAAACATCAAACATCCATGTAGATATTTTTGTTTCAGCATTCGATGTATGAACAGTATCAATACTATTACCACCGCTTGAGGCCGATCTAACATTTACTTCACCGCCACCAAGAGTAGGATTAAAAGTGTTAGGAACAATAGCAATAGTTTCGTCATTGACCCTAACCGCTGGATTACTAAGAGCTTGTACCATTTTTTATTTCTCCTTAAACGGTGATTGTTGTGCCAGTTTGACCAAGTGCAAATGACAATGATAAATTGTAATCGATAGTTCCCAACTGTGTAACAATCGGTAATATTCCGTTAATAGTAACACCTCTATTTGATAAGCTACCACCTGTAATACTAACGTCAGTATTATCAGAAAAGAACTTTTCTGCTTCAGAGCCTGCTTGAACAAGAGCCAAATCAGCCAGTACACGATAAATCTGCATTACCTGCTCTTTAATAGATGCTTCATTCTCAATGGCACGACCATTAATTAAGTCACCTTCAGTCAGCCTGCTTTGGGCATATACAGCACGTAATGTACTGAATATAATCTCACGACAAACAGAACCTGTATCAACATAATTCAGATAATGGAAGCTATCGTTTGGATTGCCACCCGCATCAGTTGTCCAAGTAGTAACCGTTGGACCCATTATCATAGCATTACCTGCAATATTAACGCCGTAATGCGTAAACCCTGCATCCTCTAAAGTAACTTGCTCACTTGAGCTATACAAATCAGCACTTAAAGTAACAGGAGTCTCATTCATTGGAGTATTAAAGTAAGGCAACGAAGCCAAAGATGGACCACCCGTTGCATCACGTTGTGCATTTTGCGCAATAATGAAATCAGCAATCTGTGAGCCTGTAGTTAATCTCTTAGCACGTACCCCTATAAAATAAGAAGAAGCCCAGTCTGGTGGTAACAATACAGCAGGGCCTTTATGTGTTGCGCCTGCTAGAACATTATTACCCATCATAACTAAAGACTGGCTATTAAGTGAAGCAACAGCAGATTGTGCGTTAGAAAAAGTAGCACTACGACCATGAAATACCACACCGTCAAGAACACCGTTAGCTACATTAAATCGACTATCCAATTCATCAGTTGCAATACTTAAATCAGACTGCCAATATTCAGGCCATGACAAACCTGTATATCTGCGACCTTCAATACCATCAAGAATAGTTGTTACAGTAGGGTCATTTGCACCACCTGTCCAAGCTACTATAGCAGATGTCATACTTGTAGCTTGACCTGTTATTTTAGTACCGTAATAATTACCAACCGTACCGATATCATCTGCTGTAAATGTAACAACACCCAAAGCAACAGATGCCGTAAATGGCGTATTAGTCAAAGCATCAAATGCATTTTTAACAGCTAGAGCCACGATAGTTGGAGTATCAGTATCATTAACTGCAACAGTTACTGTAAATTGTTTTTCATCAACAACTGAAACAGTAAAACTACCATCTGCCGTTGCATCGGTAGCGAATGTTAATGTAGATGTCGCAGCAACACCAGTTCCTGATTTATCAGCAGGTACAACGTCCAAAGACGGTATAATTCCACCATCATCAACTTGAATACCATCACGCCACGCTAAAATACGATAATAAAGCTCGTCAGTGCCAAACTGTGTAGCGATCTCAGCTTTTGTTAATAGATGAACATCTTGAACAAGCGTTAAATCAGAAGCAGTACCAGAAGCTCCTTTTTGCCCTACAATAAGATTACGCCTGTCCGCAAAAGCATCAACTTGTGCAGCAGGTAATAATTGAACATTAATCCTTGGATTAGAAGTAGCTGATCCCATTATTTAGATTCCTTTTTCTTTGCAGGTGATTTAATAATTTCTACGCAACCGTCAATTTTAGAATCTTTTAAACGTCTACGCCAATTCTTATCATAAGGTGTTCCGTTGCGATCAACTTTAACCTTAACTATTTGCCCTTTATTAAATCCATGCAAAGGCACTTCTGATTTAATTTCTAGCTCTATATATTTATCAGCCATTGATTTTATATCCTTAGTTTCATAAAATTCTGATGTTATCATATCATATCCTTACACTATTTTAAAGAGGGTCATCATCTAAATCTACATTTAATAATAACTGTGCTTCAGGATCATTAAATAAATCCCATGTAGAAACAATATCTCTGAAAGCAACATGTGGCTGTAATAAAAATCCGTTTTCAAAATCAATAACCATAGGAACTTGCCAATCATAAACATGAGAATAAAAAGCTGTATTATAACGCCCTACGCCATGTCCATTGTTAACAGTAAGATATTCAGTTGCTGTATCAGGATCATCGAAAAAGAATCCAAACAACGTACTGACCAATGCTCTATATATGTCGCCATATGCTTTATTTTGTGCCTCAAACCCAGCCGAATCCGTATCGGTTGGCAATAAAACAACTGTAGAGAAATTCTGCAATATAGTTTGCTTACCTAAATTTTGTCTAGTAAATGTAGCGATGCTATCGTTCTCTGCATGGCGATCTTTAGAAACATCAACATCATTCATTATAACAAAAAGCCAAGCTTTATTAGTAGAATGCTCAGTATAAAACGATTCTGCACGGTTTATATCAGCCGCACCAGCTACACGAATTCCAGTTACTACGGTTATATTCTGTACCGTACCAGTTGGGAAATTAGGCACGTCACTAACTATAAATGTAAATGTATCTGCCGTTGGTACAGTTGCCACCTCCTGTATTCCGATAATACCAGCGTTACGATCCTCAATTAAAACAGCAGTGGTTATAACAGGCAATACAGTTATTCCAGTTGGGAAATCTATCTCGAATGTACGGCGGTTAGGAACTGAAACAATAGTATGCTCACCATTCCAAGTGCCGTCTATACCACCTAGTGTTAATGCAGTTGGATCATTTACAGCTTTAGGCTCGGTTAAATCGTGGTCAAAATTAGTTGTAAATCGCAAAGAACCATCACCATTATCAACAACGCTTGCAATTGAATTCTCAAAAGTACCACCAGCAACAGTTATACTAGCACCAACACTTAAGCCGTGAGCAGTAGCCGTCACGGTGATTATTGTGCCGTTAGCCGTTGCCGTTGCCGTTAGTTTATCGCTAAATAAATCACTGAAAGCAGGTAAATAAGTTTGTAAATGGGTTACTATATCATTTGGTGTTATCATTTAATAGCCTCACTGCCATATCTATAAAATGCCCTTACAGCATCACCAGATTTATTATTAATTGCAAGTATTAAATGCTGTCTTGGCTTCATACGACGTGTACCATCTTCAAGAAATTTAGCGTAACTAGCCGTTTCACCTACTCGCATACTACTAGATCCATTACGCATATATCTATAGGATTTTTTTAATTTACCACTTCTGTCAGCAGGAGCTTCACCAAATGCAGAGGCTACATGAGACCTGCCATTAAACTTATATAAACGTCCAGTACGACTACCTGATTCTATAATACGTTTAGTTTCATCGCCAACCAATTGACCAATTTCACTAAATGCTTTTATAATACCCTTGCGGTGTAGCTTTGTTTGATTGCGAACATCAATAAGGACTCGCTCTGTTTTTTTATGTACTCTAATAGTTATATTCATTATGCATCACTCGCAGTCTTAGAATCATCCCCACGCTCAGTACATTGGATAGCTAAAAATAGATTATCTTCATTCATATTTTTAACATCTAAAATACGCATACGGCGACCATCAAATAAAACAAAATTATTCGCAACTTCCAGATTAGCAATTGCGCTTTGATATCTAACTATAAATATATGAGTGGTGTTTTTATTTATATTGACCCCTGCAAATTTACTATAACCGTTTGGTGTTTCGATTCCTGCCCAAGCCTTAGTTAATTCAGTAAAATTTTCAGAAGGACTAACTTGTCCAGGAATATTAGCTTGTAATGCACGAGTTTGAATGGTGACCCTATGTCTTAAATCACCAGCACATACTTTTATCTTTTTTATTCTTTTGTATTCGCATCCACTCACTACCCAAACACCTCTTGCAATTTATATTTACTTAATGCCATACGAACCACTTTAGGCAAGGCAGGTACACCATCGGAATCACAAACACACTCACTGCAATCACCACGACTACTATATAAAAGAGCAGCGTACATTAATATTGCTGTCTTAATAGTTTTTGGCACACTTGCCGCATCTGCATAACCAACGATAGCTTCTATTTGTATAGGATAAGCAATATCTCCATTACCACATAATATATCTGTATTGTTTTTTAATAATATTCTAGGAAAGCCACTATCTCGCTGTTTTAAAATATATTCGTCAGTATCTAAAGTAACGTATGCTGATCCATCATAATATTTTACAGAGCTAACAGATTGCAATGGAAATTTCTTATAAGATATAAAATGAAACTGCTCAAGCTGTGATAGTTCTAAGTCATCAAAACTACCCCTAACTGTTTGGGATACCAAAACTTGATTTATATAACAAGCAACCTTATCTTCAGAGGCTTCAAGCATTAAGGTAAGCTCTGTATCTTCATCAGTACCATCTATACGAAGCCACGACTTTAGCTCAGATAAAGTACAAACGCACTCGTCAGGGGGTGTGATTACTTCAAAAAATGATACTTTTTTCATATGAGCTTACCTTATTGTTAAGCTTATTTCTTATGCTTGCCTTTGCCTTTTTTGGCAGGATTAGGAGCTTCTTCTTTAGCTTCTTCTTCGGCAGGGGCTTCTTCTTTAACCTCTTCCTCTTTAGGAGCTTCTTTAGCAACTTCTTCAGTAGGATCACAAGCTAATTTCAACTCAATCA